TAAATGTAGAACCGCTCTTAGTAAACGCTCTTAAGCCGCTTTTAGCATTATCCGCGCTGTAATCTATAGCAATAATATAATTACCAAAACGACATATCCCTCTAATCTCACCTACTTCATCATCATAATAACCATAACTTGAAAGCTCCACAGGCAAATCTTCAAAATTAAGTAAAATTTTTAAGCCGAATTTACGGTTAGACTGTTCTATAATATCATTCAAATATTTATCGGGATCATGGAATTTTAAGGTTGCTTCACCGACAACAAATTTATTCAATTCCTGTTTGACATTTTTATCGATTAGAGGTAATCCGCCTTTCAAATAAGTACTTATATCATATTCATTTAATAATGTACCGTCTAATTTATGTTCTGATAATATTATTGTTTTTACAACGTGCGGGGGGATCGATTGCAATCTTGCATTTATAAAATTATTAGTTACTCTTTTCATCTCTGGTTATTCCTTAACATTGCTGGCTGTATGCCAGCACGGAAAAATTCATCCATCGCATCCGGATTGGCTCTAACTAAAGCTCTGACTTGGTCATTCGCATCTATTTTCACCCCATGTATTTCGACTTTAACCATTTGAGGCATTTTATCCCAGGGAATAACTGCGGTATCCCCACTTGAAGTTCTAAAAGCAGTTTCAGGGCGTTTAGGATTCTCATTATACATCGCCATATTCAAAACAGGCATACCTTTAGGAATTACTCCGCCTTCCTGAAAACCGAAGACTTGCATAATACCCCCTAAAAGACTTCCCCCTATTCCCATTTTAGAAAGAACTCTTAAGCGTATTTGCTGTCCAACAATCTTTTTTAATATAGCAAAAGCATTCATACCCTCTTTAGTAAACGTTCCGAGTAATTCTCCAACTTGCTCTGCCGCCTGTTCTGCGGTTATTCCTATTTCTTGTTGATTTTTCTTATACTGCACCGCCCATTCGTGCATTTCTTGTTGAAGTTTAGCCCTTTCGGAAAACATTTCTGCTTCTTCATTCCAAGCTTCCTGTTCGAGTCTCCTTTTTTCTTCTAAATCTTTTGTGTTATCAGATTTTGCCAATATTTCATTAATTTTTTTTCTTTTTTCTTCTAAAGCTATTTCGGCTTCTACGGCTTTTTTCAATTCTGCAACTTGTTTTTTAGTTCTTTCTGCGAGATTATCTGTTGCTTCTTTAGCTTTCTTCTTTTTCTCTGTATCTTCATTTTGAAGCACAATAGATTCAACTAAACTCCCGTCTTTCGCCGCAATTTGGTCTTTTAAATATTTAACGCCTTTTGCGTATTGTTCCGCGGAAATTTCTCCAGCATCAAATTGTTTTTTTAATCCCTGTATTTCAATTTTCATCTCTGCGATTGTAGTGTTGACGGAAGCGATCCCCAATCCTTTACCTAAAACCTCTCCGAACTTATTAAACCAGGTTACTGCTTTCGTTAGAGCCTCAACGATTTCAACAATACCAGTAGCCAATCCTGAAAAAGCTTCAATTGTTTCCGGATCTTGCAGAAGAACAATAATAGCCTCAAGGGATGGCATTAATCTTTCTCCGAGTTCTATTCCCATGTTTTTAAACTGTACCCGGAGTCTTTCTAATCTTCTTCCATAAGATTCTTCCATTTCCTCGAATGCTATTTGAGCCGCGCCCGTATCTTTAGCCATAATTTCTAAAGCATTTGAGAATTGCTCTGAGGCATTTGTAGTTAACGGCAAGATAGCTTTAACAGCTCTAATATTAGGGAATAATTTTACTAATGCTTCTTGTGAGCCTCCGGTTTTTTCCTTTAAATCTTTAAGAAATCCAGCGAGGCCTTTTGTCTGTATTGCCTGAGCACTAAATTCAATACCCAAAGCTTTTGAGGTTTTTTGGGCTTCTTCTGATGGCTTAATAATAGCCATTAACATTTGATTAAGACCTGTGACTGCTTCATCCGTACTTATACCTACTACCGTTAAAGCGGAAAGAGCGGAGCCTACTTCTTCAAAACTTACTCCAGCTTGCGCGGCGGAAGTGGCTACCCTGCCTATGGCCGGGGCTAATTCTCCAATCGTGGTTTTCCCGAGTTTAACGGTCGTAAAGAAAGTATCGGTAATATCGTTTACATGCTCCGCTGAGAGTCCCCAGGCGTTCATTACGGTTGTAAGGGCATCTACACTAATTGTTTGGTCTGCAATACCCCCTATGGCCATTTTTACACCAGCCTCGAGGGTCTTCATGGCATCTTCGCCTCTTTGACCGGCTGAAATAACCTGATAGAGGGCTTTTGTCATTTGTGACGCGTCTTTTCCTAATTCTTCACTAAGGTCTATTACGGATTGTTTAAGATCGTTAAATCCCTCTTTGTTGAGATTTATTAAGGTATTGACTTCGCGCATATTTCTATCGAAGTCGACAGCGAGTTTAATTGAAGCAATCGCTATGGCCGCAATAGCCATTTCAGCGCGTTTCGCCCAAGATGCAAGTTGTTGCAGCTGTTTAGAATTCTTCTGCTGCCAGCTTGCGAATTTCTGAGAGGATTGGTTTAAATCTTGCTGTAATTTGTTGAGCTTTACTCTTAGTTCACCGTATATCTCGCCAATTTTAGCAGAAGGCATTAATATCTTCCTCTCTTTTTATCTATTCTAAACATTCCTTTAATTATTTTTTCCTCTCCTTCCGGGGTTATATCCGCATAGGTTTCTCTACCTTCCATTATCCTGGTCCTTCTTGCAAGGGCATCATTGATTAAGAAGAATTTGTCCCATTCGAGATTATCTAACTCTTTCGGACTAATTCCTCTTTCAGCGTAGGAGATGTAGGTGTCTCCTTCTGTGAAAACATAAGGACTGCATCTATCACGTCTGGCAACCCCTGCAATAATACGGTAAAAAAACCTTTATTCACCTTCATAATCTCAGGTAAATATTTCATTGTTTCCTCTGGGGGAACAGTTTCTTTTTCCTTATCGCTTAGTCTTAATCCAGCAGGGATTACAACGGAAGCGAAATTGGCTATTGCTTTAAGACTGCCAAAAAGAGAAAGCCCTTCAATGCTTTCGTTGACTAATTCCTCAGCTGTCTTTTCTGAGATTTTAGAGGAGGAAAACAACGCCTGTAAAAATTTGGCAAAAGCCTCCGCGACATCTGCCATTTCCTTATAACGAAATTTATATATTTGTCTATCCATTATGTGGTAAACCTCCAATAACCGGCTTCGTAATCAGCAGCAGCAGCATTCCAGACTGATTCTATTCTAACGGAATATTCGGTTATGCTATCCATACGATGTTCGACTGCTGGACTTGCTACGACATAACCCGTTGGGAAATGTATTGTAAAGACTTTTCCGTTACGAAGATTCTTTGTGTATGTATATTCCGCTTTCGTATCCGCCGCGCTGTCATCAAAGTTAAATTGACGCGTCGCGACAGTCGTATAAGTACCTGCCTGAATGTAAATCGGAACCCCGTCGATACTTGAAGGGTCCGCTTCCATTACAAGTATATTACCATCGGTTTCCCCGAATTCTAAATCCGTGCCTATCGCCAGGTCGGAAGCTCCCGCGTTTGGCGTAGTAGCAAAAAGAACTCCGGCATAAGGACCACCATAAGCCTGTCCTAAAGCATCTAAGAGTTTAATTGCCTGAGCCTTATAAACCGTTATTCCGACATCTGTTGGCAAATTAGGGGTAGCCGCACCTGTTACCGCTGCGGTTATACCCAACCATTTCTGAAATAAATCCCAGGAATGGTCGTCAAAAGTAAACTCTGCAAAGATACCGCCATAGTATTCAAGTACTCCTTGAGTTATATTATTAGTCGGATCTTTGACAGGGTATTTATCGTCGAGTGCTCCATAATTAACCAATCGGATATTACCCGGATTAAAAGGATCCCCCGCGTCTCCTCTATCGATAGATAATGTACCTGTTCTTATTTCTATGTTTTCAAAATTTCCACCCATATTATTTGCCTCCTATTTTAACTTTTTTTATTTCTTTTTGTATTTTCCCGTATTCCTTTTTCAGTTTTTCGATTTTCTCCAAAATCGTCTGTCGTTCTTGCTGTAAATCTTCCAATGTTTTCTGCTTGGGTTGTTTATCTTTTTCTCCCATATAGCCTCCTATCGTAAATGTTCCATTACTGGTATTATCAATGGCAATTCAAAACCTCTTATTATCCCTTTGTCTGGTTGCTCTGTCATGCTACGTAGATATAAAGTCGTACCGAAAGACACTTTTATAGCCTTATCATTAAGATTTAAAGGTGCAGCCACCAATGCCTTTTTAATTGTTTTTTCCCAGTCGAATATACCGGGAATAGACACGGTCCCGGTAATATGTTTTTGTTTTTCATATATGCGGAAGAAAAACCATAAAAGCAGATTAAGATTAGTTAAGCCCCATGATGAGCTTACTCCCCAATATTCATCTTCAACAATAGATGCTTCATCAGGTTCGAGCATACCGCAGGGAAAGCCTGCATCCGGTATCGTATCGGGCGGGATAAATCCTTCATGGCATTTCTGCACATCAGGCATGGCTTCTATACGTGTAACTATTTCAGACCAGACTATCTCTTTCTCTACATCAGTAGTACTCATTAGTTTGCCACCTTGTTTTTAATTTCCACGAAAAACTCAGTACCGAATATACTGGCTATCTTTTTAGAAGATTCCTCTATCGAAGGCATTATATAAGGACGTTTAGGTATAGTTACTTTCTTGGCAAAGACTTCTTTCCCTTTGACGAAAAAATGTAAATATTTAAAATTCTTAGGTCTTATTACTCCACCCAATTCATGTATACGCGCGTATTTAAGATTTGAACCTACCATCCCGACAACATCCTGCCCTTCAATTCTTTGAGCAGAGGAAATAGACCCTGCGAGCCTACCTGTTCTGCGGTTTAGTACCTGCCCGGATAATTTATTCTTAACGATATACCCGCGCACGTATTCGGTTGCCCTGCGCATAGCCTGAAGACCGATAGGATGACTTTCTCTTTTTATCCTGTTTATATTTCTGTCGAATTTCCTAAAATCCCATTTTAAATCTATCATATACTAATCCTTCGATACTTCTTTAACCCATCCTCAATCTCTTTCTGGGAAAAGATAGAACCTGTGCCTTCGTCTTCGATCGCAATACGTGATTTCTGGTAAGTGTTAGCTATTATCTTCATCAAAGTAAATTTCAAGTCAACTGGTAGCATTCCGGCGGTATAACCATGCGTGTATTTCACTTCAATAAGTTTTTTCTGTGCCTGAAACCAACCTGCGTGAAGTTGTATCATTCCGTTTTCGTACCAGACATATTCGTCTGTATCTAACGTAGTTTCATAAGTACCATCACAATCATCATCGGTTTTTACATGCGCGATTGCGGTCACAAGACCATTATTTAGGATTATCGTGTTAGTTCTATCCCCGTCGTGGTATTCAGTTGTTCCCGTCTGTTCTAAAGATTGATGTATGCGGTTATTGGCGACATTGAGTTCCTCTGCATCGATAATATTCTGCAATAAAACATCATCGTAATCCTCGGTCATATGAATAAAGGCTTTAAAATCCGCTAATACAATCAGGCTCATTTCGTATGCTTAGATATCATCTGTTTTGTTTTTTTCTTGGAAGAAGTCACTTCCTTATATTCGCCTTTACCGATTGTCTTTAAAAATTCCTCTTCGACATCTACCTTAGTATCTGCTTCTACCCGGACATTTAAGCCAGAGGAATATTTCACTAATGTTGGATTCTTAAATTTAACTGATTTCATATTCACTCCTTTTAAGATGGTAGGGCGAGGTATTCCCTCGCCATGCCATCCCATTTAAGTTATTCGTCGCTAATCAAGTTCTTTATTCGCCCTACAACCCAGACTTTAACTTGTGTGCTGTCATTTGTCTTATTGAAAACTCTTAATTTCGCCCAATGGTATAGCTTCCAATTATCGTATAAATCGAGCGGATAATATGTTAAAAGAGTCCCAAGATTAGTAGCCCCGGCAGTTAAAGTATAAGGCACAGTCCATCGGGAACGGTCAAAAGAGTATAAAAGTTCGGCTCCGACAGTATCGGCTGTTTCTCCGCCTGAATCTGCAAGATAAAACGCAAGCGCCCAATTTTCCATTGCCCATCTGTCAAATGTAGTATAAGAAGTATATGCTGAAGCGGAGTCTATTTCTATTATTCCTTCAACAGATTGCTGTTCGAATAGTGAGGGGAATATTTCTGAGTATTCGATAACCGTATCTATCTTTCCATAAAGAGTCGTATCAATAGTCGTATCCGCACGCGGGATTATAAGCTCAGCAGTATCATTGTCCGCTACAAGCAATATACTCCACAAGGAATCTGCGAACGTATAGCTCTTATACGCTCTGGTGATTTCCTTACCGGGAAGAGCAAAACAAGCGATGAACATTAAAATTATAATAAACTTTCTCATTTCTTACCTCCCTTAAACTGCTGCGGTTTTCAAGACGGCAAGGCCGGCAGGAAGACCAATTTCTATGTCAAGTCTTTCAACGAATCGTAATCCAATTAAATCGAATTCCGCAAGATTGGTTCCGTTTATCGTTGCCTCTTCGAGAAGTTTAACCTGAAGATTCTGTCTGTCACCGAAAAGGGCGCATTTCTTCAAGTCACCAAACACTACAAAAGCCGTAGATTTCGCGGAGTCGCCGTTATCCGGCATCGTAGGAACTGTCTCATATGGATAACCCCATATCGTCCCCGGAGCATTGTTAGCGGGTGCGTTCCAGATATACTGACCCTGAGTATCTTTCAGCTTACGAATGTGGGTCAGGATATTTTTATGGAAATAATACTTCCCGCCTTTCTCAACTCCGTCAGGAAGTACATCTTGCATATCGAGCAGGTCATCGGCATTAATATTGGCAAAACTAATATTGCCGGCACCCATTGTTACAGTATTTACTCCGGCCGTTGCGAGAATACCTGTAATACCATTCCCGCCATTGCCATTGAAGAGAGCATCATCTTCGCCGTACAGGAATGCCTCAACCATAAGGTTGCGGACAAATTCCACGATAGGCGGTGTCGCGTCAGCGATAAGCTCTTCCTCAAATACTACAATCTTACACTGTTTACACGCATCAAGAGTCGTTAAACCGAATGTAGGCTTGGTTACATTTTTCTTACGGTCAGCCAGAACTACACGAGGGGCTATCCATTGAGTCGTAGGTCTGGTAGCAAGATTGGGTATGGTTAATCTGGCTCTCGCCATCGGCACCGTTCTACAATCCCTTCTCGCAATTCCGTATTTTATGGGTAACGCCATTATCTCAGCGTAGTACTCAGTCGGCACGAGATAATAACCCTGGGCATTGTCGGTCTCGGTCATATAATGGCTTAAAGTTTTTTCCGTCCATCCTAAAATTTCTATATATTTTTTCTTTTCTTCTTCTGCTATTTTAGCAAGCTCCTGTTTGTCGTTCTTCATCAAAGCCCTGAAGAACTTAGCGGTCTGACCGAACTTTACCGGTTCGCCATTCACCGTATCTTCAGGACTTATAATTTTTTCCTTATGCTGCTCAAAGAGACTCTTCATCTCCGGAGTTTCGAGTAATTCTTTCGTGGCTTGCTTTAAGGTTTCATCGGTCTTAATCCTATCAAGAATTTTTTGCTCTAATTCTTCATAGGTCATTTCAATAACACCTGCTGGTTCTGGCATATTAGCCTCCTTTTTAAAGTTTAGTTTCGTCCACGATTCCTAATTTCCTCCTAAACTCTCCAAGAAAGCTATCAACTATTTCCTTTTTAACCTTCGAGCAAATATTCTTTTGCAAGAGTTCTATCTGCTCTTCAGTCAAGGATAAGCCTTCGCTCTTCTCTGAATTCTCCGGATTCTCCTTAGAATCTTTTACTATAACACCTGTTTTTTTATGAGTGATTCTTATTGTCGGTTTTTCTTTTGTTTCAACAATTTCTTTTTTCGATATCTTTGCTACTCCTATTTCTTCTCCTGTCATCATGTCATAAACCGCAATTAATTCATAATCTTTCTCTTTAGCCGCTTCGAATAAGCCTTCCCTGCTTTTACAATGAGCCTGCGCGGCTTCTTTAGTCCAGATACTTGTCTTATATCGCAATGCTTGAATCTTGCTTTTGCCGTCTTTAATACCGTAAATCACATCAATACATTTGCCTTCGTGTTTCTGTTCGCAGTTTTTACGATTGAATTTGTCGAACTGTTTCGGGTCTTCCAACCTGCAAGAATGTTCATTTTCGTAGGGCTTGCCTTCGGCTTCTTCCATAGGCATTTCTTTCTCTTCAGGTTCTTCTTCAGGCTCTTCTTTCTTCTCTTCTTCAAACCCAAAATCTTCAAGACAAATAGAGGGGATTAAAATCCTATCGCTCTGCATAGCCTCCTTGACTTCTTGTATTTTCTCATCAAGAATCTTTTGTTGCACAGCGTTAGGATTCGCGGGCACAGGTACGGCAGAATGTTCAAGCAATTCCCATGTCTCGGTAATTAACTTTAGCTCAGGGGCAAGGTTCAACTCTTCTTTTGTGGGGTCTCTGCGGGCATTTGGTATATAACCAACAGAAACAGACTGCATAAAATCATCCCGATACATCTCATAAATCGTTTTACTAAAATCGCTCCAGGCATTGCCCTTATCGACATAAAATTCAGTAAGTATTTTCAGTTCATTGTCGATTATTTTCGCCCATACACCTCTGCCGATAGGAGGATTATCTTCCCTGCGGTTATGGCACCAGAGAAAAGGCTTCCCGGTCTTATTATAGTTTCCGGTATTACAGCCTTTTGCGATTAAACGTTCATTCACTCTATCGACTGTTTCATCACTTGCGACAAAAAGAATCGTATGTTTAGAATCGTCAGCATCTTCGATTTTAAAACTATCATTCTTGAAGAAGTCGCATACTTCCATTACTCCCTGCTCCTGGTAATCTTTAATTTCTTTGATTAATTCTTCAGTTTTCACTATACCTCCTTGCTCATCCCATACATGGGATTACTACACAACGACATTGATATTCGCTTGGGTATGACTCACCCGTACCAGAAAAACTGTTTTCTAAAGGGATAC